ACCACAATGACTCTACGCCGTTCGTAGCACCTTGCAGGTTTCCTGCGGAAACCCGCCCGGTGCCTCGGCTACGCGGGGGCACGGGAAACATCCCGCCGACGCCTTCGGCGCGGCTTTGTTTCCCGGCCTGGCCGTGTTTTTCGGCGTCACATTAGCGCAATTGCGCGGCGAGGAGCCGCTGAACAATGGCTTGTTGATAGAGGGGACAGGCTTCCGCCTGGAGTCCAAGCGCGGATGCTACGACGCCGACAACGCCGCGCCCGCCCCCAAGCTGGCCGCGCCGCGCCGCGTGCCGGTGGTCGGCACGGCTCAACTCGGCGACAACGGCCACTGGGCCGAACTGGAATATCCAGTCGGCCACGGCGACGGCCACATCGAATTCGCCAGCCGCGACGCCAACGCCTACGCCCTGCGCTGCCGGGGCGATTCCATGCGCCCGCGCATCCTTGACGGCGAGTACGTCATTGTCGAACCCAACGGCGAACCGATCCCGGGGGATGAAGTGCTGGTGAAGGCCGTCGACGGTCGCGTCATGGTCAAAACCTTCCTCTACCGCCGCGAGGGCCGCTTGCACCTCATGTCCGCCAACGCCGCCCACCCGCCCCAGGCCATCCCCTTGGACCAGGTGGACAAAATCCACCCCGTGGTCGCCATCGTCAAAAAAGCCCTGTGGCACGCGGAATGAGCAAACGCACGCATTGCGAAGAAAGTTTGCGGCGGCTTTGGCTGGATCGCCCCCTGGACCAGCGCACGCCCGCCGACGTGGCGGTTTTCCATGCCATGATCCAGCAACGCCACTACGCCTTGCTGGAAGGCATCACCAGCAAGCGCGGGGATGATTCGCTGGAACAGCTTACGGACGTGTTGCGCTGGCACACTCATCCACCGCCCTGAGCGCTGCCATGCAAATGTCAACCGGCCTAATCACAACCAGCGCCGAAGCCAAAAAAATGGGGTCAAGGTCGCCGCCCCACAGTTCAAACTGCGTCCGCAACCGCCGCTCAAACGCCAGCCGCACCGTCTCCGGTTTCCGCCGCATCATCTGCGCGGCCACGCCCGCCGCCCGCCCGCGATCCTGCGAAAACTCCGGGAGCCCCCAGGGCCAGGCGTCCAGCACCGCCTCCGGCACGCCGAACACCTTCAGGGCTACCGCCCGGTCGATCTCCTCGTAATCCAAGCCGTCCGTGCTCCAGTCGTAATGCACGGCCAGCCGGTAAGCCATCCCGCCCGCCAGCCACTCCGCCAACGCCCGCAGCCCCTGCCATAACCTCCAACCGCGCGATTCCTCGCGCCAACGCTTGATTTTCGCCGCTTCCGCCACGTTCCGCCTCCCGCCTTCCGGCTTGCTGGATTGAGTCTTCACGCCCGCCGACGCGGGCTTTCTGCACACGCGAAAAAAATTATTCAAAAGTGCATTGACTTTAGATTATGCAATAGTGAATAATTTTAGGCAAGCCGAAGCCGCCGCGCCGCGCTCCCCTCTGTCAACTGGCCCGCGCGCGGTGGCCTAGGCCACTAGCAAAGTTTGAATAGAGCAAGCACAACCGGGCCGACGAACAAAAACAGGGCAACCGAAAGCCCTGGACGCTCATTGGCCCAGCGGTGAAGCGGGCTTCTTTTGGAAAGCATCAGCCATAACCCCGCAAGGGCATAAATGTCCATGCACAGGGTTATGGACGATGAAACAGGATCGTCCGTGGGGTCGTAAAGCCCTAGCCGGTCAGCCCCGGCGGTGCGCGTAACAAGCAAAAGCAACGCGCACCCAATGCGGCCACAAAGCGTCATTGACGCGGATAGCTGTAGCCTTGTGAGCCCTGGTTGCCATAGCTCGGCGGGGCAGTGTAGGAAGGCGCGGAATAGCTGTGAGGATGCACGGTGCCGCGCTCCCCTGTGTACGGATTGGTGTTGCCGTAGGTGGAATAATTATCCGTCGCCGTCCCGTTCGGGCTGCTACGGAAATGCCCCTCCACCATCGTGCCGTCCTGGCGCACATAAGGGGCCACATATTGATCCGCTAACGCGGACGAAGCAGAAGCCAAGAAGGCCAGAGCGAAAAAAGCATGGGAAAGTCTCATGGGAACGGTCTCTAAAAATGCGCAGGCATGGAACCCGCAGCCTGCTAACGGGGCATACAGTCAATTTTTGCACAACAATCTATAAAGAGGTAATGATTAAATGGAAACCCAGCAACCTGAACCGTTTCGCCGGTTCATCGGCGTCAAAGTGATTGAAGCCTACCCCTGCAAGGCGTGGCAGCGGTTCGGCGAATACCCGGAAGGCAGCGACGGCTACCGGGTGGTTTATCCAGACGACTACATATCGTGGAGCCCCGCGTCGGTTTTCGAGGAAGCCTATCGCCCGGCTGACGCTATGAGTTTCGGCCTGGCCGTCGAAGCCTTGAAGAAAGGCTTTAAAGTGGCGCGTGCCGGTTGGAATGGCAAGGGCATGTGGTTGTCTTTGTCTGGCCCTCTGCACGGGCGCAGCATCCCCGCCAGCGCGTTTTGGTCGCAGAATAACGCCGACTATGCCGCCGAACAACCCAATGGCGAAGCGCAAGTTTTGCCGTGTATCACTATGAAGACGGCGGACGGTAAAATCCTGATGGGCTGGCTTGCCTCCCAGACCGACATTCTAGCCGACGATTGGCTAATCACTGAGGGCTTTGGGCAATGAGCGTAGACCCCGAAGAACCCTCTCCTTTCGACGATCCGCCCCCGTCCCCCGCGAACAACGCAGGCGACGGCGTGCCCGAATTGATCGACGAGCTGGCCGACCTCTGCGAAAAGTGGCCGCGTCCCCGCCCGGAAGGCAAAACGCCGCTGGGCGTCCGCACAGGGATTGAAGCCCTGGCCCGCGCCATCGCCGAAGCCAGCAAGCCCCGCCGCAAAAAGGCCGACTGAATCCCGCCCGCCGGTGCGCAACCGGCAGTTCTCCTCCAAGCCTTGCCGCCGCCCCGCGCGGCGGCTTTTTTGAACCGACAGGAGCCCGACATGGACAAACACACCCGCGCCCCCGCGCCGCCCCGTTCGTTGCTGGCCTGCAAACTGGCGCTCCACCGCCACTTTGACCGCCTCGACGCCGAAGCCGCCCGCCCGCCCGCCAAGACCGCCAGCCGACACCCCGCCAAGTACGCCACCCCCGAAGCCCGCGCCATCGCCCGCCGCAAGGCCGGGCGATGAAACACTGCCCCGGTTGCCAGCAAGACCGCCAGGAACAGGCATTCGGCAAAGATGCCCGCACCAAGGACGGCCTGCGCGGCTGGTGCAAGCGTTGCTGCGCGGACGCGGTGAAAACCCACCGCCAGCGCCGCAAGCTGGAAAACAGGCCGGTGAAGCACCGGGCAGGCGGGGCGATCCAAACCCCTGCCGCCAAGCTGGAACCCTCCGACATACCCCTGATTCGCCAACTACAGCCCCACCTAAAAGCCTCCGCCGTGGCGGAAAAATTTGCCGTGACCCCGAAAACCATCCACAAAATATGGCGCAACGAAATATGGAAACACATCCCATGAACCCGCCCATCCTGCGACTATTTTTCAACCCGCTCGACATTCGCCCTTTATGTCAAAAGCCGCATGTCCACGACGGCTATTTATATGCCACCAACGGCCACATGGGTATCCGCGCGCCCGTTCACGACGCCGAAACAAGCCCGGACGGTCAAACCATCGCTAAATTAAAGCTCTGGCATGGGATAGAGCAAATGCGAAACCTTCCCGCCGACCAAATCCGGTTTATTGCCTTCCCCCAGGATTTTCATGTCATTCCCTGTGAAACCTGCGGTGGCAACGGCATCGTGCGCGAATGCCCCACTTGCCGTGGCTTGGATTTGGCCATGGATGATGAGTGCAGCGCGTGCGATGGCTGGAATAAAAGCACAAAACAAAACCCCGTCATCGACGGGCATCTCGTCTGCGAAGCCTGCGAAGGACTCGCCTGGACAATCCCGGAAGAGCATTATTTTAAAGTGGGCGAATCGTTCTATGACGAACGCTATCTTTATCGCATCCACACCGCCGCCCAAGGCCAGCCGGTTCAATTTTTTCAAACTGAAAACTTTTCAACGGCATCGGATTTTACGCGTAATTACACATTGTTTTTCGCCTTTGGCGATGTGGAAGGCATCCTACAGCCGGTAAAGCCGTGAAAGCCAACGCAACCGGCACAGGCCACAAAAAAATGGCCGAAAAACGAAAATATTTAACGGTCGGTGGCAATTCGCCCAACATCGGCGAGGAGGCCGAGGCGGCAGTGATAGCGCAATTGGAAAAGCTACCATTTGGCGAACTGGGGTATATCGAAGTGCCGTTCGGAAACAAGCGGGAAGCGCTGTTTTCAAAATATGAATTTGGCGGGGCCGATCATTGGCAGTTTTGTTTTATCCGTTTCGACGGCACTATCCCTGAAGACCGCACTATCCGAAGCTACATGCCGCAAGCGTTGGCCGCGCTTCGCGCTGTCATCGCCCTGGGCGATGACAGAAAAGCTAAGCGGATGAAAAATGAAATATCCACCGCATTAGAAGCGGAAATGCAAAAACGCCAACTAACTATTTTTTAACTGCGGACATACGATGCCTACGCCCCGCCTCCTCCGCCAAGCCACCGCCCCGGCCTATCTGAGCCTGTCAGAACCCGAGTTCAACAAGCTCGTGCGCCCCTTCGTGCCGGTCATTAGACCGGACGGGATGCGCGCCGTGTTCTATGATATTCAGGATCTGGACGCCTGGGCCGACGCCTTCAAAGCCGCCCACGCCATCAACCCCACGCCCCCCAAGGAAGCGCCATGTCCAAACCCACACCCGGCCTTAGAAAGCGCGGCAAAGTCTGGCACATTGAAAAAGTCATCCCCGGAACCGGTGTCACACTTTGCGAAAGCACTGGCGAAACGGAACTCGACGCCGCGGAACGCTACCTAGCCAAGCGCACCCGCGAAATCCGCGAGAGGATCGTCTACGGCGAACGCCCGGCCCGCACCTTCGACCAAGCCGCCGCCCGCTACGTCGAAGAAAACGCCGACCTCGCCACGCTGGGCCGCTACATCACCAGCCTGCAAGCCGCCATGCCCTACCTCGGCGAACTGCCCCTGTCGGCCATCCACCAAGCCAGCCTCGCCCGCTTCATCGCCGCCCGCCAGCAAGAGGGCAAGGCGGCGGGCACCATCACCCGCGACCTCGCCGCCATCAAGCGCGTGCTGGCCAGCGCCGCCGGGCTCTGGCGCGACGACCAAGGCCGCCCCTGGCTCGACACCCTGCCCACCCTCCGGCCCCTCAAAGGCGCGAAGCGCAAGCCGCGCCCGATTACCCAGCAAGAACAAGCCGGCCTTTTTCGCCTCCTGCCCGGCTACCTCGCCGAAATGGCCCTGTTTGCCGTCCACACCGGCCTGCGCGCCGAAGAGCAATGCGGCCTGCAATGGGAGTGGGAATTCACCGTCACTGGCCTGGACGCCTCCGTGTTCGTCATCCCCGCCCACGCCACCAAGAACGGCCGCGAACGCGTCGTGCCGCTCAACGCCGTAGCCCGCTCCATCGTCGACGCCCGCCGCGCCCAGGCCACCGGCCCGCACGTCTTCGAATACCACGGCCACCGCATCAGCCGCCCCACCAACAAGGCATGGAACAAAGCGCGGGCGGAAGCGGGCCTGTCGGCGGTAAGATGGCACGACCTCCGCCACACGTTTGGAATGCGCCTGCGCGCCGCCCACGTCGGCGAGGAAGACCGCGCCGACCTCCTCGGCCACCACACTGGCCACATCACCAGCCACTACAGCCAGGCGCAGATAAGCCACCTCATCGCCTGTGTGGAGAAACTGTGCGGGACGGAAGACGAAGACAAGGTGGAAATAACATTGATTAAGAGGGTTAAAAGATGACTTGGCTACCGATAGAAACAGCGCCAAAGGATGGTTCAGCCGTGCTAGTTTATTTTGATTGTGCTTCAGTTCCTGTGGTGCATATTGCTTGGTATCGTAGCAAACAGGAGTGGGAAATTAGTGGACAATATTGCGGCGGATGGGATAGCTTGGAAGAGTGGGAAGGATGGTGGTCATACACGGAAAGCAGCGTTTCTCAAGGCAAACTTGAAGGATTTAACGCGCCGACACACTGGATGCCAATCCCTAAACTACCTGATTTAATAACCATGACAAAATCATGAATCCAATGAACGTGAAAATAGCCGATCTGATAATCCATGATGATGACCCGGACGAGCCGCTAAAAGAGGGGCAATGCCCCATCTGTTCGGGCATGGATGGCGTCCACAGGCTAACCTGCCCGAATGATCCGGGCAGGCGGATTGTTCTTTATGCGCGCCAAGTAGACGGCAAATATTGGGCGTACTTAATCAGAAGAGTGAAGGCGTGACAATAGTGACTTTATGCGTCCTGCGCTGTAAATGTCGCGGGCATAAAGATTCCTCCCGGACACACCGCAACGCGAAGCCATTACTAGCACAGTTTTTTTGGGTGCGACTAGCTTAACAAGCCAATCTGTGTCAATTTTCCCTAATTTATCAATATAATCCTGCTCAAGCCCTATGTATTCGACAAAGCCATCTGCGCGGCGCAAATTAAACCCTTCAACGATAGATTGTCCTCGGCGGAAATCAACATTCTCAATTGTTCCGTATAAAATATCCGGCTGGCAACCCTCGACAATCAACGCCAGTTCTGTGGCTCCTTTGATTTCGGTGATTTTTGGAACTCCTTTTCCAGATGAATATTCGTACCATATTTGCGGGTCAGCAATTGCCGGAAAAGCTGCGACCACCGCCAGAAATTTTAATACGAAGGAAGTGCGCAAAATCATCACCGCTGCCGGTAGCCGCCGCCATATTGGCCGCTACCGTACTGGCCGGGGCTTGTGCTGAAAGATGGCTGTTGCGGATAAGAATCAGTGCGGTATCCCTTCTCGCCCGTGTAGGGGTTGCTGTTGCCCTGGTGCGAATAGTTGTCCAACGTGGTCGAGTTCGGGCTGCTGCGCGTGTACCCCTGCACGAACGTCCCGTCGCTGCGGACGTGCGGACTCACGTACTGGTCGGCTTGGGCGGTTGAAGCGATGGCCGCGACGGCCAGGGCGATAGACAGGCGGGAAATTCTCATGGCTGGGCTCCTTGTTTTCGGTATGTGGAAGAGAGCCTTCCCACCGTTCAGGCTTTCAAGGCTCCCTGGCAAACAGCATAGCAGAACATTTTTTGCTTGACACGCTTTCGGCTTAAGGTCTAGTGTATCCGCGCCCCGGCACACCGGGGACGGGATTGGAACCCCGCACTGCCTCAACAGCCGAAACGCGCCCGGCGCGTTTTTTCATGCCCGCTTGCCCGATTTTTATGGCGGTGGCATGGGGCCGTCGCAAGACGGATGCCGTATCTGTTGAGGCGGTAGTTCCAACCCCATGTTGCCGCCACCCTCTCTTGGAACGGAGGATGGTGGTTAAACCTTGCTCAACAGGAAAACCATCATGTCTAGCTACACCAAAAATCCGCCCCTCGTCACCCTGGCCCACGGTCAGCCGGTTACGTCTACCCTCGCTATGGCCGAAGGCACCGACAATGAACACGCCAGCGTCATCAAGCTGGTGCGCAACCATTTAAACGATTACGAAGAGTTCGGCTTGGTGCGATTTGAAATCCGACCAAGAGAACCTGGCAGGCATGGCGGCGGCGACGCTGAATATGCTCTCCTCAACGAGCCCCAGGCCACGCTGCTCATCACCTACATGCGCAACTCGCCCGTGGTGCGCGAGTTCAAAAAGCGCCTGGTGCGCGAGTTCTTCGCGATGGCCGAACAGTTGCGCGACGCCGAGGCGCTGCGCCGGGAGGACTTCGACGAGCCGCCCGGCTTCCCCGACGCCTTCGCCGAAGGCACCTGCCCGACCGGCAGCCCGTTCGACCTGGTGGAGTCATCCAAGCTCGGCAACCTCTTCCGCCTGTCGCGCAGCGCCGCCAACGCCTACCTGATCCGCTGCGGCGTCACCCCCGGCTACGTCGCCGCCACCCTCGCCGAACACGCAGGCCAGGCGTCCGCCCTGGCCTTCAACAGCCCCAGCCTGGTGGTGACGAGCCAGGCCCACGGCAGCGTCGCCGAATGGTGGCGCAACTGCCTGGAAACCGGCCAGATTGGCGCGGAGCCCGGCGCGACCGAATGGCCGCGAACCTTGCCCTGCCGCGCCGTGCAAACAGCCTATGCCGACTGGTGCCGCCTGCGCCACCTCGCGCACGTCGAATCCACTGTCCACCTCGGCGCGTCCCTGCATAGCTGGGGCGTCCGCCGCGAACGGCCGGGCGTGCCGAAAGGCGAACCCCGCCCCTGGTGGTATGTGTTCCCGCCGTTGGACATGGCCCGCCGCTTGTTCGCCGAATCCCTGGCCAACCGCTCCTCGCTGAAGGGCTTGGCGGTGCGCCATGTCTGAGCGCAGATCGAAACTGAGCGGCGTGGATCGCGAGGCGGCGGCGGCGATAAACCCGCTGATTGGCGCGTTGTGGACGGAGGACACGCTGGAAAACCTGTCCGGCGTCGTCACCGACCTGGGAAGCCTGGCGTCCATCGCCGCCCGCACCGAACCCAGCGGCGCGGAGTCGTTGACGCGGCTATGGCTGCTCTTCGACACCGTGTCCGCCGCGCTCGACTACGAGGCGGAGAACATCCGCTCGGCGAAGCTTTCGAGAAAAGAGAAAATCAGGATGGCCGGGTAGCGTTTAAAACCGCCCCGTCATATGAAAACTGCCGAGACCCGCCGCTAAAACCGGCAAAATCTCGGCAGTGTTTTGTAAGATGGTAGCAACGGCGGGACTTGAACCTGCGACCCCCGCATTATGAAGACGCGAATAGCCTGCATATACCAACAAAATCAACGATTTGCTTTTGCGTAAGGCATCCATTATCCCACATGAGCCCAACTACGCCAAAGTTAAAACCGGCACTAGTCCGGCATCTTCTGTTCGGCGAACTTCTGCACGGCTTTTGGGGCGAACGCGCCGACCAAAAACCCGAAGGTAATAAATAGCCCGTTGCCGCCGTCGCTCTTCCCTGCCGCGCTCAATAGGATCGTCAGCAAGCCGAAGCCGATGGCAGCCAGCAGCGACACGAAACACATCAAACGCATTTCCGAGCGTGCCCCGTTGTCCTCCTCGAAAAATCCTGGCCGGTTATTGTCCGTCATTGGCGAACCTCCCCAAGTCGCGCAGGCCGGCCTTTTTCGCTGGCAGCGCCACGCCGTCTTTCGCCTCGGCGATCCGCCGTTGCCGCCGCAGGACAGACGCCAGCAGGTTCTCGCCCGTTATGGCCATGCTGGGGTTCGTCTTGTTCCAGTGGGCCATGTCTTCCTTCGCGGCCGCTTTCCCCTTCTCGTCTTTTTCGAGAGCGGCCCGGCTGAAGTCGGCCAGGATTTCCGCGCGCCGCCGTGACAGGCGCTTGTCCTGGTTGTAGATCGCCCCGCGCCCCTCGTAGGCTTCCAGCACCCGCGCAGAGGAGAAGCCCGCCGCCTGGCCGATTTCCTCTAACAGCGTGGTGTCGTCCAGGATGTCGATTCCGGTTTTGTCCACCACGCCTTCTCGGTAGTAGCGGCTGGCTTTAAAATAGTCGCGCAGAAACTTGGGCAATAGTTCCTCCACGCCGCGCTCCCATTGGCCTTCCGCGATGGTTTGCGCGCCACTAGCCCAGCTGGGGAAGATGCCAAGCACAGGCCCGAGCATCGCGTGTTCCAGGGCTAGATACCACTTGTCCCCTTCCAGTCCTTCCTGGATGTCCGGGAACCACAAGTGGTCGAGCCCCACGCGCCCGGCCAGGTCGCCCGGCAACACGGCGCGCGGCAGGCCATGCACCAGCGCCTCGGCCACCTTCTTGCCGAAACGATCCGCCAGCAGGTTGCGCACGGCGACCTCGGCGTCGAACGGTTCGTCGTCATCGCCCCACAGCCAGCTTGCCGCCGCCATCAACGTGGAGGCCAGCGGCAGGCCGAACGCCCCGGCAATCATGCCGTGCATCGCCATCAGCCCGGCGAAGGTTTTGCCGGCCATTTTGCGCCGCTCGGCCACGGGCCTGCCGTGCATGAAGTCGTTGGACGCCAGCAGCGCCTCCGCGCCATTTTTCGCCAGGGTGTAAGTCATATTTTGCGAGTATTGCTTGAACAGCAGCAACACCCGCGCTCCGGCCCCGGACATGACACGGGGGCGGTTGGTGGCCGAGTAGTCAAAATGGCCGTCGTAGGTCAGTTCCACCGCCTTGTTATACGCCGCCTCGGGGCTGTAGCCGTCCTTCACTGCCAGCCGGTGCGCGGCCAGCAGGGTGGCGATGCGGTTGAACATCTCGGCGACGTGAAACATGTAGCTGGCCGCTTTCAGAAACGGCTTGGCGACGGGGTTAGTTTCCGCGCCCTGGGCCACCCCGGCCAGCTCGTGCGCCAGTGTCACCACGACGTGCCCCTCATCAATCCCCCGCTTGATCGCGGCCAGTTCGTCGGCACTCAAGCGGCTGGCCAGGCGCTTCAGCAACTGCTCCTCGCTCTTCAGCAAGCCACCCCCGGCCATCGCCCCGGCGACCTGGCGCGAAGCCACGGAGAGCGCCAAGGCGGACTTGCGGAAGCCGAATTGCCCCCCTAGCACCGGGTAGGCTACCAGGGGCGTCTGGGTCAGGTTGACGATGGCCGACGCGGGGGACAGGCCCATGTACCAGATGAAGCCCGCGCCGGTCAGCAGGTTGGCCAGGGGCGTGTTGGGCGGGTTCATGGCGATGTCATGTCGCTTGCGCATCTCGTTGACAACCTCTTGCGCCCGCACCGCGTCCATGCCCTCGTCGTATTTGTGTTCGTTCACCCCGGCCTGGGCCTGGTCCAGCGCCTTTTCTAGCTGGTCAACGTAGCGAATCCGCGCCAGGTGCGAAGCGCCGTGCATCATCGACGAGGCGAATGCTCGGCGGGCGTCCCGCGAGTAGCCCGGCATGTTCTTTCTGTGGATTTCGTGCTTGGCCCAGCTTAAATCCGGCAAGGCTTCCAGATACATTTGCATGATCTGCTCGCGCAGGGCGTCGAGACTTGGCCCGCCGTTCTCGGTGCCCAGCAAGTCCAGTACATCGGACACAAACTTTCCCGACACCATGTCTCGCGCCGACTTCTCTTGCTTCTTGCCGATAGGCATTACTTTTTTATCGGTGTCTGCGTAGCGGGCCTGTAATTCCTTGCGCAAGCTTTCGGCTTGAGATAGCGACTCGGCGAACAGCACGGCTTCGTTGCTGTCATCGGGCTTCTTGACCGCTATGACATATTCGCCATTGCGGGCCAGCGGAAAATAAATATCCGGCAGTTTCTTGCGAAACATCAACCGCAAGGCGGCAATATTCTCCTTTTTGACTTTTTCCGATGCGTCCGAACGGTTAATGCGGTCAATCAGTGCTTGCTCAACGTCGGCCCACTGTTTGTTGTACATGTCCCGCGCCGTCGTGAAGATGTCCCGCGCCTCTTTCGGCAGCGCGGCGAATAGCGGATGAAGCTGTTTATAAGCCACCGCCCTCTCTTCTTCTTCCTTTTTTTTGCGCTTGACGAACGTCTTTTCGGCCCATGGGCGAGAGAGGCGCTTTTCATGCTTCAGCTCATACTGAAGTTCGTCGAAAAGCTGTCTTTTACGCCCTATAACGGGGTCGCCACTGATGCCATGAATCATCCGTTTTAATTGTGCGACTCGCTCTCTTGTTTCCTTAAATTCCTGCTGATAAGCAGCCTTTACCGACGCCTCGTCCCAGCGCGGGACATAAGCCACTAGCGAGGGGTCTACGCCGGTCGCCGTGGCGAGGTGCATGATGTCGGCCAGGCGATCTGAAACGGCCTTGCTAAGCTTCGCCCAGCGGTCGGCAACCTCGCCCGCTTTGTGTTGCAATTCGTTCGCATCCGCCGCGTAAAGCTGCATCAGATGATCGTAGACGCGAATTTCCGGCACATCGTCGCCGTACAACTCCACGATCTGCCGCCGACCCAGCAGGGGCAGGCCCAAACTGCGTAGCCCTTTAATATCCGCTTCTACCAACGCCTTGATGTCCTGCACCGTCATCTTCTTCAGGTTGCGGCTGATTTCCGGCTCGGCGTTTTCGTCCAAGGGCTTCCCCGGTTCGGGCGGTGGACTGGCGGCGCTGGCCTTGGCCCCTTCCGGCAACGCCTCATCCAATCCGCTCGGCGCGGTCTCTTGCTCAATCCTCCACTCCACCGCCTGCCGCGCCAGCGCCGCCAAGTCCCGCGCCGACAAATCCAGCTTGATCCCGCGCGCCTCCAAGTCGCGGGCAAGCTGTGTGCGGTAGAACCAAGCCCGCAAGGCCGACAACACCCGCGCCGCCCACACTTTCAACCGTCCGGGCATCGTCGCCCGTGTGGCTTCGTCGGCATGGGTGACATACTCCACCAGGTAAGCCACGCGCTCAGAGGCCAAATGCCGCTCAGGCGTGGATTTTGGAATGGCCTTGGCGACCGTCTCAGCGACCGCGCCGCCCTCGGCCAGGATGCGCTCTGCCTGCGCAGCCACGTCGGCATAGCGAGCGGTGCCCAGCATGTCCTCCATGTTGGCATGATCGCCCGCCTCATGGAGGAATACGCCCATTTCCTGGTTCAAGGGGATGTAGTCGGCCACCATCCACGCTTTGCCTTGGTGGTACAGTCCACGAAACCGCCGCGTGCCGGTTTTGACGGGGAGTTGGTCATTGCGCTGCACGATGTTCAACAGGCCGGCCTTTTCCAGTATCCGGCCCTGCCGCCCTAGCGCTTTGCGCACAGCGGCCACGGTTTGGCCGCTGGGCAAGGGGGTATCCTGTCCAGATGAAAACTGGGGCTCAGCCTCTGCGGCTGTGGCCATATTCGTGCCCCCGGGCTTGGCCGTCCAACCCGCCCGCGCGGCGGTCAAATCCTCGCGCATCGCCTGCGGCAGGGCATCAAATGATTGCGCGGCGAATTCAGCCGGGTGGCCGTAACTTTTAAGCAGCATCCGTTGTTTGGGCTGGCTATGGGCCTCCCATTTCGTCCGCGCCTCCGCTTCCGCCTTGGCCCATTCGTCCGCCGGAATGCCAAACGTTTCGGCTTGTTGGATCGAGGAGCTAGACGGCGAGGAAACCGCGTCCGGCGCGGCTTGCGGCGGAATGGAGGGCGAGGCCTTCGACATCGAGGGGGGCGAGGCCTGCGGCGCATTTTTGCCGGCTAAATCCTCCACGTCCATCTGCCCCGCGCCGGGGAACAATTCCCCCGCCGCTTGGCCGTCGCCGTTGCGCTTCGCCGCCTTCTGCCGCTCGAGGTCGGCTACCGCCTGGGCTGTGGGGTCGTGGTTGCCGAAGAGGTCGGCGGTTTCCTGGGCTTGGGTTCGTGGCCCTTGGCCCGGTTCTCGCGCAGCTTCGCCAACACTAGACCGTGCTGAGATGGCGCTTTTGAGGGTGTTAAGGGTGTGGTCATAATCATCTCCTTGGATGGCTTGGCGTTCTACAATGGCATCCCCTGCCCCCTCGTCCAGCCGGTTCAAAGCGGTGGCGAGTTCCAGCATGTGCCGTCCCTTGTCGTCCATCGCGGGCGTGTACTCGTCCTCGTGGAATTCAAAGCCCGGCGACAAATAGGCGTGTTCCTGCGCCTGCTCCATTTGTTGTGCGGTGTCGGCGTGGTCGGCGGCCATCTTGTTCAGGTTGCTGGCGTGGCCTCGTTCTTTAGCGCTGATCGCGTCCGTGATTTGCCGCAACAGGTCGTTGGCCCCCTCTACCGGGAACCCATATTGCCGCAAGTTTTCGGCCATATGGTCAAAACTATATCCCGTCCCGGTGAACACGTTCAAGATGCCGTGGCCGATGATGCGCCCTTTACCTGTGACGTAAGGCGTATCGATACCCTGCGCCATCGCCTCCCCGGCGTCCACGCCGCCCAGTTTAGCGATGGCCGACAGTATCGAATCACCATCCTCAATCGGCTTAATCGGCTTGTCGCGTAGCCGCGGCGTCCGCTTGGGCGTGGGCGTTGGCTCGGCGATCCCTGCCCGCGCCGCGATGCTGTTAGGATCGCCGCCTATTGGCTGGTCAGCGACAGGGGCACCGGCAAGGTTTTCGCCTGCTGTTCGTCCAGCATCTCCAACAGGCCCACGAGTCGGCAAAGCCGTACCTCCTGCCCCATGTCCGAGTGTAGCAGCCGCTGTTCCTCCCGCGTCGTCTGCCACGTCCATGGCAGGTATTCCAGCCGTGCCCATGCCGCTTTGACCATTGTTGTCTCCCGTGTTGTTGTTGGCGTTCGCGCCGGGCCTGAAGCCCAATGCGCCCATTAAACCGGCGTAGCTTTCCGGCGAACCCGGCACGGGCCGAACCTGCGCGGCCTGGCCTGCCGCCTCCGCACCGCCGCCGACCACGCCCCCGGCCACCGCGCCTTGGGCCATGGATTCGAGGATCTCGTCCAGCGTGCTTTTCGACAGAAAGGGATTGCCACCGGCGACCGCCGCCGCGCCTTTCTCAATCGCCGTTTGCGCGCCCTCGGTCGCGCCCTCGGTCAGCATCTGCTTTGCGATGGGCAGTCCGTAACGGGCCACCAGCCCCTCCCCGATTTGCCGCGCCGCGCCCGCGCCGAGCGCCTTGCGCAACACCATCATGTCGGGGAGGGTGTCCAGCAGCCCGGCGGGCACGCCTGCCGCCAAGGCAATGACCGGATGCCCCTCGCCGGTTTGCTGGCGGATGTCGCCGTAGATGGAACCGGTTTCCTGGCTGATGGACGAAGCCCCGGCCCCGGCGCCCGCCGCCAGGGCGATCCGGTTGGCGACGATCTGCGCCGCCTTCTCCTCGCCCAGTTGCGTGGCCAGGCCGGTGAACGTGCGCTTCGCCAGCGCGCGGGCGGTCAATCCGGTCACACCCCCGGACGCCAGCGAGGGCAACATCAGCGGCAGATTGGCGTAAATCGCATTCGTCGCCCACTTGGCCAGGTCGCCGCCGGAATGCACATCCTTCAGCGTCGGCACCTCCGCCGGGAGGCGCGCCGCCTCGTCTTCCAGGTTCTGGTAGTCCTCCATCAACCGCCGCGTGGCCTGCTCGTCACCCAGCACATCGGACGCCCACGCGCCCAGCCCCGCGCCCATCTGCCGCAGGTTGACAAGTCCTTGTCTAGAGGATTGCAGCGTCTGGCCGCCCAGGCCCATCGGATTATTGCCCTCGCTGGCGATTGCCAGATGCTGGCCGGGCAAGTCCGCTGCCACGTCGGACGCGGCCAGCGACAGCGCCGTGCCGGGCTCCGAACCTTGCAGCCGGTAGCCTAGCGCCCGGTCTTCCAGCCTGCCGCCGGTGACAGCGCGCAAAGTCGGATCGCGCCCCAGCGGGCTCTGGTCGAAGCGCTGGAACTCGGCATGCACGGCGCGGGCAATCCGGCCTTGGGTGTCGTCCTGCGCCAGCAGCGCGGCGCGGGCCTCCGGTCCCATGCCTTGGTAGGTTTTGCGCACCTGGTCGACGGCGACCGGCGATACCGGCAGGCCGTGCAATTCGGGCGGCAGGCCGGACGCCTGCGCGCCTAAAATCTTGCCCAAGTAGTCGTAGGTCTCCGCAGGCAGCTGCGCCCGCCAGTCCCGGCCATCGCTGGCCGCCAGCGCCTTATCCAAGTTGCCCTCGCCCCAGTTGTACGCCGCTAGCGCTTTGGCCTGGTCGCCGCCGTACTTGTCCAGCAGGTAGCGCACATGCTTGCCGCCCGCGTCAATCGCCGAGTGCGGGTCCAGCGGATCAATGCCGTATTGCCGGGCCGTCCCCGGCATGAACTGCATGACGCCCGCCGCGCCCTTCGGACTCACCGCGTCCGGGTTGTAATGGCTTTCGGTGTAGGCGATCTTGTCCAGGAAGCCCAGCGGCAGGCCGTGCTTTTCCTCTGAGCGCGCCAGCATGGCTTGTATCGGCTCGTGGCCCCGCGCCGCTTGCGCCGCCTGCCGTCCCAGCGTCGAGACCGTGGCCGCGTCGGCGCGGCCCAAGTCGGCCAGGCCGGAAGCGATAGAGGATAGGAAGCCGGGCGAGGCGGCGGTAGGCTTCGCGCCGCCGTCTGGCGCGTCCAAAAACTCGTCTGCGCTGCGCGAAGCCCGAACCGGCGCGGCGGTAGGCTTCGCGCCGCCGTCTGGCGCGTCCAAAAACTCGTCTGCGCTGCGCGAAGCTTGCATCAATGAAACCCTCCGAGTTCTAGCAATTTCTTTTTAGCTTCGTCCTTCGATAATTTTCCCTTTTTGAAGTCCGCTTTTATTTGTTCCTCTTGAATCTGTGGTTTCGCCGCCTCATACGACTTGAACGCTTGGTCGTAAAGTTGCGTAGCCGTCAGTTTCGGATTTTCACGATTCAACCTGTCGGCTTCTCTGTTCACATAATCGTGGCCTACGGCATCGCCTTGTAAAACAGTTTCACCAATGGCATTAAGTTTGTCCCCGAGCCGGTATTTTATCAACGCCCGCACATCATCCATTTTCGATGCTTGATCTTTATACCCGCCGCCTTGTTTTTCCGTTTCGTTTTTTGCCCGGTTAAGTTCGGCTTCCGTTTTGGCTTTGTCGGTTTCGGCCAACAGCTTGGATTTTTCCGCTTCCGCTTTCGTGTCAGTGTCGCCTTTCAGCGCATAATTAACAGACGCCTGAAAGTTTTTATCATTGTGATAGGCGTGATTGAAGTGCATCGCCGCCGCTAAGTTGCGTTCCAGAGCATCGCCTGAAAAGGATACGATGGGGTCGCTAGGATCGCCGGTTCCCCCTGCCGTGACTGGAGCCACGTACTTCACATCTTTGCCTTGGTCGTCTTTGCCGACCACCCACATGTTGACGCCGAATTTTCCGTCTTTAGTGGGGTATGCCCCCGCCCAATGCTTAGATGTGACGACGATTTCCGGCCCGGTCGGGTTGCCTTGGGCATCTCTAACCCGTACTTTTTCGCCGATTCCACGCTGTAATTGATTATGGAACAGCCAGTCCGCCGCTTGGTTTATCCTTTCATCATCAAGCCCAATCTTGCCTATTTTCAAATCATGGAATGCGCCAACCGCCGAATCGACCTGCTGGTCATTTGCTAGATTTGCCAGTGTGAAGGGCATGTTGGCGTCCCATTTATCAACGTCCTCTTTCGTCATGTTCCCGGCCAACATCTTCGGCACCACTTCACGTTGAACCGTCTGGATTTTTTGCTGGCGTTGCAGCTCTTGCATTTTTAGGCTGTTCTGCGCATTTTGGAAAGCCTGGTCTTGCTCCGCCCGGGCGTTGGCTGCCTGCGCCAGCCCTAGTTGTCCTTGTTGGATGCCCAGTTGGCTGCGCTGTAGGTCGATCTGCGCGGCGGTTTTTTCCTTGTCCAGCCCTAATCCGACCGCTGCCAACCCTAGGCGCGTTTTATCGTTATCAATATCGGCCTGTTGCTTCTGTTGCTGCATCGCCAGTTCCTCCCGGCTCATGCCCATCTGGGCGTCGGCCAGGCCCATCGCGTGCTGGCGATAGGTCGCATTCTCGGCGTCCTGCTTCTCCTGCCGCGCCTGTTCCTTCTTCAGCGCGTCCCACTGTGTGACCGCCTGAAAGCCTTGCACCAGGCCGTCCGCCAGCCCGCCGACCAAGTACCCGTTCATCGAACCCCCCGGTGGTTGATCTCGGCGATCAACATCTTTTCAACCATTTCAATCTCCACCGCCGGGTTCTCCCAGTGGTAGCGCAACAGATAATCCAGCCCCGCATCCGCGTGGCCAGGATCGGCGGCTTCGTGGATCGCCATGGTGCGCGGCAACCACTCCCGCGCCTCTTTCAACGCCTCGGGCGGCATCGAAATCAAGCCCAGTTCCAGATATGTGCGGTAAATCCCCAGCGTGTACGGGCAATCGCCGATGCCTTCGGTCAGCAACCAGTACATGCCGGGGCACGGCTGGTAAGCGCTGATAAGCCGCTCTGCCATTTGCTGGCCGTACCAGTCGCGCAGGTCAAGCCGGTAGGCGTCGGCGTGGCCGCGCTCGTCCTCAAGCCCCATCGTCCAATAGTCGCGGTCGTCTTCGTCGCAAAGCTCGCCGTCTAGCACGCGCTGAATCAATTCTTCTGTGCGCGAAATGCGCCAGTACCCGGCCAGCACGATCTCCACACGCTGCCGGAAAGGCGTTGGCAAGCGTGCTAGGGAGTCCAGAAACAAGCCTTTTAAAGTGTCTTTGTCCACGGTTTGCCTCAGAATGCCATCAATGCCGAGAAACCTGCGGCAATCGCGCTGCCGACCTCCGCCGCACCCGCCGCTATCGCTGTCGTGGCTGACGTGGCCGCGCCGGTCAGCGCGCTGCCCGCCGTGGTGGCGCCCAACGCCGACAGGCCAGAACCAGCCAGCGACAGCGGCGCGGTGGCGAGTCCGCCCAGCGCCCCGCCGACCCCGCCGCCCACGCCACTCGCCACACCGCCCGCCGCCGCGCCTGCGCTATACCCCGCCGCCGCACCGCCCAGCGCGCCGCCGCCGGTCGGGATGGCTTCGCCCGGCAAGCCCGCGCCGGGGAACACCTCCCCCGCCACGCCGCCGCCCGGAATCGCCGCGTCCGCTGCCGGGGCCACGCTGCCCAGTCCCGCCTTGGCGAGAGTCGGCGCGGCCATGCCGACCGCCGTGCCGATGGCCTGGCCCTTGGCTGCCTGCATTCCTGCTTTGGCCGCCTGGTTGGCCAGGCTGCGCTGTTGTTCCAGGGACGCGACTTCGTTAAGCCCCGCCATGGCATCCGCTTTTAAGCCCATGCCGGTTTGAATGATGCCTGTCATCACATGCCCCCTTGGTTGATCGTCGAGCGCAAGGAGCCCATGCCCGCGCCCATCAGCGCCATGTCCGATTCTTTGGTGTGCTGCGCGGCCGAGTTCAACCCGGCGACGGTTTGCGCCGCGGCGGCCAGGCCCAGGGTCTGGTCGCTGGCCGTTTGCTGGTCGGGCGTCATCGCCACGCCCAGCCGCTCTAGGTTGCGCTGTTGCGCCCCGGCTTGCGTGCCGAAGGCCTGCGCCACCGAATTGCGCGCAAAGCCCTGGTCGGCTGCCAGCATGGCCGGATCGCCTATCGTGCCAATCAGTTTGTTTTGGTACGGTAAGTACCGGTTTTTATAGTCGTTCCACTGATCTACCGCCGTGTTCATCGACACCAGGGAACCCGCGAAATCTTGCGTTACGCCGCCGCCTCCACCGCCCATTGCAGCCCCTTACTTGCTGTTGAGTGAACTTAAACCGGCCCCGGCCAGCAGGCCGCCCGCCGTGCCGACACCGCGCACCAATGCCGCCTTGCTACCCCAGTCCAGCGCGGTTTGCTGTTTCGCCGCGTCTACGGACTGTTGCGCCAGGTTGGCCATGCTGCCTTGGGCCAAGGCGGATTGGCCGTTGCCGATGCCCACCACGCTTTCCAACCCCGCCCGGTAGGCGTCCTGCTGGCCTTGCTGCGCGCCGAACGTGGCCTGTGCCGCCGCTGTCGCGCCCGTTGTCCTGGCTTTCGCCATGTTCTGCGTAAAAACGCCGGAACCTGGGGCCGCGCCGGATTGCTCCAATTGCGCCTGGGCCTGGTCTAGCATCGGCTGGTATTGCTGCATCACGCCCGATTGCGCCAGCCCGCCGACTTGCGCGTACTGTTCGGCCCCATTGAGTTGGTCAACCCGGCCCATGTACTGGTTTTCGACCGGCACAAACGTCTGTTTGTAGTTGTTCCATTTGTCGGCGCTGATGTTTGCCAACGCCATCGCATAGGGGGATTCGTATTGCGTAGTCGTGTTCGCTGCCGACGACATGGTTAAATCTCCAAGCTCATTTCGTAATCGGCCATGACTTGTTGAAATCCGCTGATCCGCTTCCAGCCAGGGCGCGGTGAGCGGAATTGAATGCTGACGCAATCCAAGCTCTCTGCGATGTCCTTCAAGTCCTGCAAATGCCGCTCTATCGTCAGCGTGTTGTGCGCATAACACACCCACACGAACAGGCTTTTTTTCAAGGTGAATTCATTGGTAATCAACTGCACCACAAATACCGTGTCCTGTGGCGATTCGTCCTTGCAGGCATACAGCCGGGCTTTCCCGAACACCAGCGCCGCGTACACGTCCTCCGTGCGCCAGTCGCGAGAACATTCCTTTTGCACGGTGTCGATTCTCGGTTTGGCCCAGTCCCATACCTGCCTTGCATCCACCGCTATCAATGTATTCAAATTTTCCATATTGATGCCTTTAACTTTTATGAAATACGGTGAACATGCCCCAGATAACCGACACCACGAAAGCCACCCCGCCCGCGAACCCTGTGTATTTGCTCAATTGCAGCGTTAGCGATTCCAGCGCTTTTTTTATGTCTTCCTGATTTTTTAATGAAGCGTCCATTTGCGTCTCCAGTTTTGTCAGTCGCTCGTCATGCGTCTTGCGCCGCTCCGGGCCGTCCCATTCAATTTTACTTTCCACGGCGTTTCCTCTTTAGGGTATCCAGTTAAACGGGCTGGTTGATGGTGCATAGTTGGTTATCCATAACGCTTGTCCAATAATATAAAAGTAGTCGTCAAGAAAAAAGAATCCCCGATTAGTGTTGGCGCTGTCAACGCCCATGTAAAAAGGATTGCCCGCAGACCCGTACATGTTCACGCCGTTTGTTGCGGTTACGAACGGATCGGGCGACCCATTGACGAGTAGCATCAGCTTCATGGTTGACGGAGAGCTTCCGTATCGCACGAACGCCAGTTCGTGCCATGTGTCCAGCGCATAAAGATTTGCGGTTGTCCTGACGGTTCCGTCTATCCACGAAAATGTTACATAGGACGCCCCTGCGGGTTTTGCGGCAGTTATGTTTATAGATGACGAACCCAGGTTCTGCAATATTATTTGAAACGTTATCGCGCTCGTTGTGTGCTGCGCCGATGGGATGTAAATCTTGGTGCAAAATGTGAATGGATCGCTATTCAGAACATTAAAATCACTATGTCCTGAATAGATCAGCCCGCCCATTCGGTTAAAGGCCAGGCAGTTGCCGAACCCTGGTAATATGTTATAAGTTACTGAGTGCGCCGATTTCATTATCCATGAAAGCGTTCCGGCAAAACCCGTCGTGCCGTTGTAGGCGGTTCCTAGCCGCCATGTGTTCACAGCATATATATCATGCGGAAGCGTGGTTAACGTGCCTGTTTGCGTATCTCCGCAAGTTAGCGAGTATGTGTTCCCTGTCCGTTTCAGCGTAATGGTAGTGGGTGTGCCGATTAGATTTTTTGTGGTGCATTGCAGGAATATTGATCCTGTCGGGCCACTTATGCTGCATATTGCGCGCCACCCTTGCGGCGATGAACCTATGGATGTGGTCTGTAATTGGATTGATCCAAAGCTACTTAGCACATGGAATACCGTTACCGCATAAAGCCCGGGAACATTTAAAGTTACATTAAAATCATATTGAAAATCGCCTATTGCTACCATATCGCCGTAATAATTGCCTAGATTGCTATCGTCTACAATATAATAAGGTCTGCCCAAGCCGTCGAAATAGTTTCCAAATGGATGCCTTGAAGTAACGTCAGCAAGTATATTTGAATTAACTATTATTCTGGCTGTGTTGTTGCTTATCACTCGCGCCGAAACCAGTTCTCCCGATATTGAATAGTCGCCTGTGTAATTGTCGCAATGATTGCCGAAAACCATCCGCGCGGGTGATACGCTTATCCCAAGCACCCGGTAGGGTGGCAACATCAGCAGCATTTTACGTCCAGCTTCCTAGTATGCTGATGACCGCATTGTTAAAGGTCGCATCCGCCGTGGCCGGTGCATACCAGTCCGCCCTATCCGTGTTTACCCAGTTGATCGCCGCGCCGCCCGTGGTTGTCGCCGTGCCAGTATTAGCCCCCGCCGAAAACGTGATAGTGGCGACGGCTGAGCCGTTCTTTTTCACCGTGATGGCATAGCTTCCGGTCGCGGGTGTGTCCGTGTAAAAATTCGATCCGGCCAGGTTCGCGGGCCAGGTTTCAGACCACACGAAGTCCCGTTTGTTAAGCAATGCGCCTGCCGTAGGTTTGGATAGTATCGCAAAATTGGTGTTAATATTGTTTAGACCGAGATAAATCCTCGCGTCTGATGCCGTCGATTTCCCAAGCAAGGCAATAGCCCAGCTTGTCAAGCTCGTGGCCGCGACACTGCCCGCCCCGGTAAAATACATCACCTGGTTGGCCGCCCAGGTCAGCGTGTCAATCGCTTGCAGCTTGCTAGACAAGATGTAAGCCTGTGCGGCGGCGGCGGTCGTTTTGGTCAGCAGGCCCATGGCCCAGGTTGTAATCCCCGTGGAAGCGACCGCCGCCGTCCCGGTGAAATACATGAAGTTGCCAGCGGCCCAGGTTAAATCTACGATGGCTTGCAACTTCCCCGGCAGAGTGTAACTCCCTCCCCCGCCTGATTTTGAGCTGGCCGCATCTTGCAGCGCGCGCAAGTTTTCAATGACCGCATTGAGCAGCGCGGCCAATTGGGTTCCGCTGTCGCTGGGAACCGGTGGAATGCCCGCCCATTTATTCGCCATTACGACGCCATCAGCTCCGACATGTCGCGGCCCAATGAAACCGAGCGGATTTCGTGTGTGCTGACAATCTCGGCCACAAAGTAATTGCCGCGAAATCCGCCGGGCAATCGCGCGGGGGTATTATCATAAATTGATGCTGTGACCGTTGGGCTGACGGCATCGTCCACGTACAAGTTAAATGTGGCCGGATAAACCGGCGAAGAGACGCCCCAGTCCGCATCTAATCGAACTACGCCAATATTCACGGGCTGCTCAAAGGAAAACCGTTTGCTGCGCCAGGTCAAAGTGTCGGCTGAACCGCCATTCCATTGCCGTACCACGCCGTCCGCCGCTTTATAGGCCAACAGGTTTCCGGTTGTCCAGTCTAGTGCCGCCGCTGTGTAGCTGTATCCGATATTGGCGAAGTAGCCTTTTTCCGGGTAAAACATAAACCCGCTGCCTGAGCTTAGAAAGCCGATGTAACGGTTTTCCCAGGCGTAGGCTTTCAACGTGCTGGGCGTGATACCCTGCCATTGGTCGCGCGTCACCGCGTCACGGGAGATGAGTTGCACATCCATGCCCCTGGCCGATACCAGGCCGGAGGGCGCGGCATAGATCACATAATCCCCCATGTCCACCATGGAGGTAGCCGACACGCACGCTTGGTTCTGGTTGATCTTCGCCATCGACATTTGGCCAGGCCAACTTCCAGCGATGAAATAAGGCGTTCCTGTAGTCGCCACCAGCCAGCCCCCGGCATTGGCGCACACGGCCACAATCGGGTAGTCGGTGATAAACTGATAGGCGACCGGCCAGGCATAGGGCGCGTAGGGTTCGCTAAAGCAAACCGTGTTGCCGAAAAACCCACACAACACGCCATTCGGCCCTGATTTCAATCCCTGCAATCCCGCATTGGGGGGAACCCATCCCGTGGTGGCCAGCGCCTCCCCAAGCCAAACATCGTCCAGGGTGTCCGAATAGGCCCAAGTGCCATAAGTCAATTCCACAAGGTAGCGCCAATCTCCCGCCGCATCGGTGCGGTAAATTCGCACCTTGGTGGTATTGGTCGGCGCGGTTGACGACGTGATGGTTAAACTCACCGTTTGCCCGCTCTGCACTGAAATCACCGCCGAGGGCGAGGACGGCGCAGATTCTTCACCGTAGGTTGTCACCCAGGTATAGACATATTGCCGTGCCAAGGCCGTGCCGGTGCCACTGCCCGAGACCGTCCCCGAGATGGCGGCGGTTGGCGCAGGCACGCCCAGGGTGTTCGTCAGCCCGGATGGCACAAACGCCATCATGGCTGAGCCCATGCCCGCGATGATGTTGGTGACAGAGGCCATCTTGGGCGCGCTCTCGCCTGTCCAATAGATGCGCTCCAAGCCATCATCAGGCGTCGGAGAACGCGCCACGTTCACGTCGCCTGCCCATGCGATGTACTTCCCCGCCGACGAGCGGTACAACGTCTTGACGGTCGGCGCTGAACCCGTTCCAAACGGGTTGGAGATGACCAGCAAGGGTTGCCCTATCGGCTTCAGCGTCCCCCGGATAAAGTCGATATTATTGGTTAGGCTGCTGGCATTGTCGGGTAAAAGATGGGAGGCAATGCGCGCTGTTTCGCCTGTGAAGGCTTGGATTCTCATGCGTTTTTCCCTGCCTTTTGCACAGGCATTGCTACTTGATTGGGGGATGTCCGCATGATGACGCGCTCTATCATCGCCATGCCCTCATAGAAAGACTTTTGGTAATTCTGCGCAATAGCAAACCCGTTGGGCGTCCCGTTGTCTTTTGAGAAGGCCCGCCACAAAATGTAATCAATCAGCATGGGTACATATTGATCGCCTAGACTGAGGGGCGAGGTAGGCCCGGTAGTATAGTTTGGCTCTACAGCTAGCACCATTTCCACGTTGGTAAAACTCGGCCCTGAAATGCCTTCGCCAGGGGATACCGGCGGGTACACATAAAACACGGTTGGCGTGCGTTCGTCATAACAGTAGTTCTGTATTTCTACGACGGGTGTGGCTACTGCCCAGGCCGGATCGTAAGCCGACAGGGTGTCGAGGTCGCACACGGCGACCCTTCTACCCGTCACGCCATGCGCCACGTCAACGATATTCCGGGTAATGCTGAGCAAGCGGATTCCATCCGATGGAATGGTTTGCTTGGTTCCCCCGACTAATGCCACTTGCCGCGTAGCGGTGCAACTGCCTATGCTCAAATTAGCAATCATCCGCTGCGCTTCGTTTAACCAAAAGCGCAGTTCAGTGACCGGCCAGCGCACATTGGCAATATCCTGAAGCAGGATACTGATTTGCGGCAAAATATCCCCCTCAGTCAGTGCCATGTCACTTAACCGCCGTTACCCGTACGGGGGTTCTGCCGAACGAATTAGCCGCCTGTTGCGTGGCCTGGGCGATGCCAGTCTCAAATTGCTGCCGGTGCCAAACAGCCAAATCCGGCTGGGTGTAGTCCTTTGCTGGCGTGGACATCAGCAAAGCCAGCGCGCCATCCACCAATGTCTGTGCGTAGTAGGTGTAAAAAAAGTCGGGGACGGTGGTGGCGTCCTGCAAGGGCTGTAGCGCGGTTTGAAAATTCAACCCGCCGGGTGATATTGTCGTGGTCGGAATTGGATACAGCGAAACAGTGCCAGGGGTTTGCGTGTAGTAGTTGGTCGGCAAAGCCGCCGCTATTGTGTTCCAGTTTTGACGCCGTGCTAGGTCGTCAATTTGTTTTGGCTCCAACCACACGCCATTTACGCCTACGGCCAGCACTTGCGATACTGCCGCATCCGTCACAGCCGGGATGGCGTAGGTGGCCTGATCCGCCACCATGTCGGTCATGGAACTAGCACGCCACACCATTGAACGAATGGCGAATTCGATGGCCGACCGGCGTAGCGCATTCATGCACGCCACATCCGGCGCGCCCGGCAAGTGGGGGAGGAGCAAAGAAAGGAATTGGGAGAGTTGGGTTGCCATTATTTAGCCTTCTTAGGTTGTCTGGGTTGCTTGGCCTGGATTTCCTGGGGTTCGTCCGCCAGTTCAAACTCGGCGGGCAACATCGCTACCAGCTTGCGGCCCTTATCCTCGGGCATGGCGGCGATGGCTGACGGAAACGGCCATACCGTTCCCGTCCCGGCCCATTGATCCACTTCCAAGTTCTTGCGCCCGATGTAACGGACGCCAATGGTTCCGGTCGCCGCGGCCATGGTTTATTGTGTACCTGCGTAAGCGCCTTCGACGACGGCGTAAACCTCCATGCCTGCGGGCATTGCAACGCCGGTAAATACGGCGTAGACAATGACATCATCATCGAAAACTCCGCTGGCATTCCCCGAACTGCCTGCGTCGGTCACTGCCGGCGGGATGAACGAAGCATTGGCCGAACCGGCGGTGGCGGTCGTCGCCATGTTCAAGAACACGTCTTGCCCGCCGCCCGGCGCGCCGCTTTTGTAGCGCCAGCCGAAATCCGCCACGCCGCCCGTGCCTTGCGCCGTCCAAGTCGCACTGAAGCGGATGGCTTTCGCGCCTTGCGGCAGGGTGAACAAATCGACCTGGGTGTTGGTACCGATGCTCGCGCCGGCCGCTTTGTAATAGCCGTCAAAGAAAGCCTGGTTGCCCGCTTCGCCGATGTATTGCGCTTTGTTGAAGTCTCCACCGATGATCCTTTGCAAAGGATCGGGAGGTAAATCAGCCATGGTGTTGCCTGCTATTGATGAGGGTTAAAAAAGGAGGCGTCCGGCCAGGGCCGGACGTTACTTAGCGTTTGGTCAAGGCCAACGCCGACGAACCGGCGGGGGAGCGCGGCACCGGGGCGTAGCTTTTCACCGTGGCCACGCCGAAATCCGTCGCCGTCTTCACGCCATCTTGATCCATCAGGAAAGTCAGCTTGCTGCTGCCTTCCATCATCTGCACCGAGACTTCCACGCGCCGCTTGTGATCCGTCAGCTCTTCGTTCCAGAAATAGGAGCCTGTGCCGGTGCCCAGGTTGCCGTAGGCCTTTCCCAGCGCCTGGCTGCCCAGCCAAATGGCTACGTCCGTATCCACCGCCGCTTCAGCGTCCGCCGTGGTGAATGTCGCCGCGTTGGTCGCCTCTTTGATGATCGAACCCGCTTTCACGCGGATGGCGTACTGGGGCAACTGCCTGACCAGGGTGTTTTTCCAGAAGATGCAGTCACCCGCATAGATCGGGTGTGGCTTCGCACCGTCAAAGCGTTTCTGCGCGGCGAGGATCACCTTTTGCCAATCACTGCCCGCGCTGTGGGCCATGTAGTACCATTGCCGGGCAGTGACAAAGCAGACACGAAAGGGGTTCTCCCAGCCGTACGGGTCTTCGTCGTACACGATGGGGCCAAGGGGAAGCTCCGATTCGTCCAGTTCCGTGGCGATGCGCTCAATGTCGCCCAGCGTGAAAATATCGCCCGTGCCCAAGTCGGCGATGCTGTTCGCCGTGTTCGACGCATAGAAGGCGCGGTTGTAGGTCGAGGGCCGCACGTCGTTGATCATCACCTCCGCAAAGTCAGGGTTGTTTTGCAGGGGGATTTCCCAGTAGCTGGCGGTCTGGTCGCCGCGCAGGCCCGCCAGTTGGATCAAGCACCTCTGCTCTTCCAGACGCGAAGCCCACCCGGTCAAGCCCGGCCTTATCGTTTCGCGGTAGTTGTGGATAGAACGCTTTTGCGACATGCGCCCCTTGGTGCCGATCAGGCCCGCCGACTGGTCAATGCGGATTTCCATGGTGTCGGTGTCCATCGACATGCCTTTTCCGGTCAGGGTTTTATCGCCCATTACTGGCATGCCGTGCGGCACGTTGAACAAGTCCATCTTCACCTTGTCGCCCGCCTCCGCCGTCAAGTCCATGACTTTGACAATAGGGGTGTTCGGCGTGGTCTGCCCGCGCATCCGCTGGGCCGCGTCCCCCATCATCGGGGCTTTGCCGGACAACAGATTCATGAAGTTCAGCTTGGCCTGAACTCCCACAAATATCATTGCCGAATATTGAACGACGGAATTTTTTCCGCCCAAACTTGTGCCAATTGCTGCCATGTCATCACCTTTGAATGTTTACGCCGCCGCTTTGCGCTGGTTAGCCCAAAGCTTTTCCAGTTCCTGCTCCGATTTGCCCCACCAGGACGAAACCAAATCCTGCGCGCTGGCGTTCTCCAGCGCCCCCTCCCCTGTTTCCGCCGCTTCGCCGCTGGGTAGATCGCCCAGGGAAATAGCCCGCGCCGGTTTGGCCTGGGCCGGTTTGTTTTTCTCTTGGGGTTCGGGTTCGTTTGTCTGCGACGGCTTTACCGGGTCGCCGTAGATCGCCGCCAGCGCCGCCGACACCTTGCTGAACCGTTCGCCCATGCTCAAATTCGGCTGGGCCTTTTTCAGTAAGTCGTCAATCTCAACGCCTTGCTTGAAGATGCCAGGCGCTTGCTTTTGCCAGTGCGCAAGCGCCGGCACTTTTTCAATCTCGGCCTGCACGGCGGTTTGGATGAGTGCCCGCTCCTGCGCCTGCCGTTGCTCCTCGCGCCGGGTAAGCTGGGCAACCGTCTCGCTCATCTGGCCCAGCGCCTCCGACTGCGCCAGGAACGTTTTGTACAGTTCGGGGAAATCATCCTTGATCGCCGCCAGCATGGCCGGGTCAATCGCCGGTTTGGCGGGCTCCTGGCGCGCCTCGGCAGGCGTTTCCGGCGCGGGCTTGGCCTGGGCTTCCAGTTCGACCAGGCGCTTTTCCAGCAACGCTTGCGCGGCGGCTTGCGGGTCGGTCTCGGCCGGTTTTTCCACCGCCGGTTTTTCCGTTTCCTCGGCTTCGCCGCCTTCCTCGGCTTCCTCTTCCTCGGGCTCCTCAAACGCTGGGTCTAATTCAGCCCCGGCGGCGGCCCACTTGGCCCAACTGTTTTCGGTGTCTTCGCTATTAGTGCTCATACGATTCCTCTTGCTTGTTGTTCAAACCTAGGGTGTCCTCGGCGCGCTCCTCCGCCAGGCCGTCTTTGCCGCTGCCTGCAAGCTTGTCCACGATCTCCAAGGCTTTCATGCGCTGCAAATCCTTGTCCGCCTCAATCCTGCCGATTCTCGCTTTGATCTCCGCCAACTGCGGCGCTGCCAGCGCCTGTTGTAGCTGCTGCTGCATCTGCGCCAGTTGCTGCTTAAGCTGTTCCTTCTCGGGGTCTGGCGCATCGCCATCGCCGCCCAGTCCTTGCACCTTGCGCAGAAGGTCGGCAATTTCAAAGCGGTCGGGCAGATCGGTGGCTTCGATCACGAACGGCAACACCGGGGCTTGCAGCGCGGGCGGCAGGCTCTTGGTAAGTTCGGCGAGTTGGGAGAGTTGCTGATTGCGGTAGGTCGGCGTCTGCGGCACATCGTCCAGCACCACAGAACAGCGCACCGCGCTGACGTTGTTCAGCAGCACGAACGCCCCGCTTTGCGGGTCGCGGGCGGGTCGGTTCAGCAGGATGGTTTTCTTGGCGCGCCCGTTGTCGATCTCCACGGCCACATTTATCTGCTGTTCCAAGTCCTCCTTGACCAGTTCCGCCAGCAGTTCCCCCACCATCCTCCGTGAATGCACCGCGTTGTCGTTGAGTTCGCCCAGTGTCGTCGTGCCTTGCTCGACCAGGCTGTTGATCGCCAGCCCGCTTTTCGCCGTGCTGTCAGAACCCATCATTGCTTGGTACACGCCCGCCGCCTGGTTGATCTCCTTGGCGTCCGCTTGCAGCATCTCGAATTCTTGCGCCGTGGTACCAGAGCCCTGGTCAAGGTCAAAGCGGCTGTTGGGTTTCCTGTTCGCGTTCAGAATGATGTAAGCATCGGGCCTAGCCACTTCTTCGGCGGTTTTCTGGTGGTCTGTCACCGAGTCGGAGTCGGTGATGACGCGATTGGTAATCAACCGCCAATAGATTTTGGATTTGCGGGTGTTGAAGCTGTCCTGCGGGCTCATCATTGAGCGGATCAGGCCGTAGGGAACGCCTGTCCTGTCTTCTCTGAAGCCGAAGAACGCAACATAGGGAAAGTGCTGGTGTCGATACGGCGACGGCAGGTCTTGCAGTAAATGCGGCCCGGCGTACAGCGCCACCCGCACCTCCATGTACACGCTGTCAAAGGGCTGGTTGCCGCTTTGCGCTTCGTTGGCGTGTACCGGGTTGGCCGGGTTGAAAACCTCGGTGGCCCCGTTGCTGGTCTTGATGATGAGCCCCCGTGTCATGCGCTTGTACCAGGCTTCATACATCACGATCCGCCGCCGCGCCGGGTTCACCCACTCATAGGTTTCCACTGTGAAGCCGCGTTCCTGGTCGTAGGCCCGCGCCATCATCGTATCGTTCGCGTACCAGATGTCCCAGTTCTGCCATCCATTCACACAACTTTCCAGGATGTCCTTTTTGTCCGGGAAGGCCGTCTTCAGCACGTCCACGTCCATCCACTTCTTGCGGACGATGTAACGGGCATCACTCAAATCCGGCTGGCGGGCGCGCCAATCCCAGAACATTTCCCGCCGATGCACCGCTTGCACGCGGTACGGCGGCAAAAACGGGTCATTGTTGCGCGCCACTTCAGCCCAACCAATGCCCACTTTCACTTGGCTGGCGTAGGCGTCCGATATGGCCCGGTCGGCCTTGGTCTGGATTTCGGCCTGGTGCAGCTTCTCCGACAGCGCCTCGGCCACGTCGTCGGAGGCGTCCCCCGCCTCTGGCCGCACTTTCCAATCCGTGCGCGTCCGGGCCTCCATGCCAAGCACCACATCCACCGTGGGCTTGATGAGGTTGGTAATCAGCGGCGGAATGCCCCGCTCCTCCATGATCGCCAGCGTTTCGGTGTCGAGCTGGTTGCCGTCGTAGTACTCCGCCTCCCGGTCGGCTGTCACCCGCCAATTCGGTTGGTTGCGGATTTCGTCCAGCCAGGTTTGCAAGGTGTCGATGCTTAGCGCGTCCTTGTCCGCCCTGGGCAAAGCGCCGGCCTTTTTCTTGCTGTCGGTGGCGATCAAATCCATCCACTCGGCCATGTCAGGTTCTCCAATTGCCTGGGCGGCGGATTTCTTTAACCGCCGTGGGTTTCGTGGCCGCGTAGCGCAACATCATCAGCCCGTACCGGCTGGCCGAAATGTGGTCATCTTCCAGCTTGATGAGCTTGCCATTCTCGCGCCGGTACAGCCGCTTCTCGGCGAACCATCCCCCAAGGTTTGAGAACACCTTAAACCGCCCGGTCATCATCCGCGTCAGCATGTCTTGGATGCCCGCTTCGACGCTGATGAGGCTGGTGTTAGTCTCCGATGGCGTGCCCGACACCCGCTCAAACTGGGCGTGTTCGTGCAGCATGTTGACGCTCTCCTTGCGGTACTGAGCGGCCAGGTTCGGCCCGATGGCTGTCGAGTTGTTGCCGTCGTGTGGCCAGGCTACGGGAATCCAATCGCCGCGGGCTTTGATCGCCGAAGCATGGACCGGCACGGGCTCCTTTCTCGCCCCGTGTTCGTCGTACAGGTAAACCGTATCGGCGTCCCTGTCCCAGGCGATCCATACGCACGCCGTGGGATGATCCCAGCCGAAATCCAGCCCGGCGATTCTCGGCCAGTGGTCGGGAATGGCGAAGGGCTCACAGCGGATTTGCTCATCCGCCACGGGGAACACCGCGCCTGAACCTAGCGTGGGTTCGCCCTCAGTGCGCGCATCGCGCTCGTGGTCGGGATAGCTGGCGATGATCGCCTCAATCTGCGCCTCGGTGTAATGCTGCGCGTCCCGGATGCCCATGCGCGTGTCGTGGGTTCCAGCGAACTTCTCCTCCAAGTAGCGCCGCACAACCGCGCTCATGCCGTTCAACGGCGTGAAGGTCAGCAGGATTGGCCCGGTGTGGACGTTCGTGCGCGTGATGCCCTCGAAATAGATGTCCGCCGGTGGCTCTTCGTCGAACCACACTCCATGGGCCGTGTCCGTCTGCCAGTCCTCCCGGCCTTGCTCGTAGCTCTTGAGGATGATGGTTGATTCCCCGCCGCTGACATGCCGCACGAAAATCTTGTCTAGCAGGTCGGCTGTGCCCCGTGCGCGGGTAAATCCCACGATGGACGCATAAGGGATGGAGCCCTTGCCCAGGCCGTCACGGAAGTCTTGTCCTAGCAAATACTTCTGGATGCCGTCGCGCGTCTTTTTGCCGCTTACAGAGCCGCAAATCCACAGCGTGGGATGGTCGAAGCGCTTGCCCTGCCACCAGGCCGGGTAACGCCCCGTCAAGTGCATGGCGACCTCATAGGCCGCGCAAAGCGTCTTGCCTAGCTGGTTTCCCGCCCGCAGCAGGCGCTCACGATACTCAGCCCCCGCCGCGTGGAATTCCGCCTGCTTCGGATAGGGCTGGTAGCTGGACAGCCGGTTCAAATCGCGCCAGCGCTCAAGCTGCTGCAACTCCGCGTTCAACTTGGCGAGGTCTTTAGTTTTGCGCGGGACGGCTACTGCGTTCACTGCAACCGCTCCCCGCCTTGCGGAAAGTCCACCACGACGCCCAACCGCGCAGCGGTCTCTGTCACCGACCGTTGCAGTTCCTCCTCGTCCAGCAGCTCCTCAAACACATCCATTTGCGTGTTGATCGCGATCAGCTTGGCGACCGCTGCCGGGCTCATGCCGAACTGCGCCGACCAGTACTTGAACTGCTCGGCGGCTTGGTTGCGGAAGGACACCAGCGGCGAGAACGCCCGCCCCTTGCCGCCGCCCATGCTGGCCCAGTGTCCCTTCTGCACCAGCTCGGCCACGTCCTTGTCGGCGGTGAAGAACTCCGCCGCCGCGTTGCAGAACGCGGCCAGGCTCAACACGTCGGTTTCTCCCAACATCTTCGCCTTGCGCAAATGCTCCGCCATCCTCTTCCAAATCTTGATGGCCAGCGGCGAGAACAAAAAATCCTTGGGCGGCTGTGTGCTGACGATCAACGACGGCTTCGGCTCGTCCGCGCGAACCCGCTTGCCGCCGGGGTTTCCCTCCGCCGCTTTCATCGCCGTGGGCTTGTTGTTTCTGCCAAGCTGACCGACTGCCATACAACCTCCCGAATTTCTCCGATTTTTCAAGGGCAAAAAAAAACGCCCCCCGGTTGCCCGGATGGCGTTTGTGTCATGCTGCCTGAAATGCTACAGCATCACCCTAGGGTGTTGTCAACTGTTTTCGTGTCGGGCCTTCACCATGACGAACGCCGCGACCTTTACGCAGGCCACGCGCTTTTCCAGTGTGGCCGGTGACACCCCCAGCCGCCGCGCCACCTCCTTACCCGGCAAACCCTCCTTGTAGGCCAACAACGCCAACAGCCTGGCATCGTCTCCCAGTGCAGCCAAGGCGCGATCCACCAGCCCCGCGACAATCTCGTCCCCGCCGTGTCCGCCGCGCTCTGGCCGCAGCGTGGAGCCCAACCGCCCCATCCGCCGCGCCTCGTCGCCGGAAGCCGCCCAGCGGCCCCAGGATTCCAGGAAGGCGGCGGCTTCTATCATGATCGAATCCCCGCCGGTTTCCGCTGCAACTGTTTTTTTCATCGCCAACCTTGTTTTTTTTCTTAAAGCAAGTTTTTTTTTAAAAACCCGTTACGTCCTAACAACGTCCTATCGGCGTCCTATCAAAATCGTCTGTAGGCCGCATACGTCCTAACGTCCCATGCGTCCTATGCAATCCTTCGCGTATAGGAAATCTACAACCCCTTGCCTTGGTGAAGCACACAAACGCGCGTGCGCGTAAATCCTGATAGGACGCATTGGACGTTAGGACGTATGCGGGTTTCGCGCGATTTTGATAGGACGCTGACCCGGACGCGATAGGACGCAATCATGCGGAAGTCTCCCCGTCCTCCCACCATTCGGCAGGAATCAACAACGCTTTCTGGAACGCCAGCCGTGCTTGGTCGATGTCGGGCCAGACATAGCACCAAGGCCGGATTTTTCCGGAACCAGGTCGGCACCGCACCGCGCCCCACCGCTGCAAGTCTGAGCCGAGTTGTTTGATATTGACCGGGTGAGGGTATCCGCTTCTCCGGCACCATGCCTTGTACGATTCCTGCACTTGCCGGGTGGGAATGATGTCTCGCCATGTCCGCCCAGCGTAGCCCTCCGGCCCGCCTGGGTCATGGCATACGAACCCTTCTTCCAGGCACTCCAGCCACCACTCCGCCACGCCGCCGGGAATGCTCTTCAGCTTCATATCCCACCCTCGTTCACGTAACCGGCGCGGGATATTGCGCGGAGACCAGTCCGAAATATCCGCGCATTGCAGCAAATACAGCAGGGTTTCATATCCTCCCGCTTCCATCTCCGCGTGGATCGCCGCGAAATATGCCCCGTTTTCCTGTTGATCTGTCAAGGGTTCTAGCACCACCGTCCGTCTGTCTTTCTCATCACGTGGCGCAGGCCAGTCGTGGTTGGATGCGACAATCAGCCGCGAATAGCGTTTGACCTTGATCGCGTTTGCGTGCTTGGCCTCCATTAAATCATCCCCGTCAGTCACCAAAGACTTAAGGTAGCCTTCCGATTGTCTGTCTCCTCCCCAGGATGCTTCATTGGCGAATAACAATATTGCCCCGGCGCGATGCGCTGAAAACTGGCCGGTTAGATGCTCCATTCGGGTTAGCTGCAAAAAATGCACCGGATTGACAATTTCTCCCAGTATTTCCACAAACGTATTTTTGCCCGTTCCTGGTTCGCCACGCAAAACCAAAAAAGTGCCAGGCAACTCCCAGGGCTTTTGGATCATGTGCGCCATCCAAGACCACACGTATTCATAAGCCTCATCATCCCCCCGGCAAATAATTTCCTTAATGAATGTCGTGTATCGCTCACAGGAACCGACAATTTCAGCTTTGCATCCCCATCCTTGCCATAAGTTGTAAACGTTGGTCGGCGTTTCCATTCCCGGCGCGAAAACCACGCCGCTAAATTCCCGCCGTTTGGGGTGCTTAATCCAGGCGCTCCCGCAATCCATGGTTTCCCCCTTAAAGAAAACCTCCCGGTTTTCATAGCGCAACTCGAAATCCTTGCGCGGGGTAAAGGCGACGCGGATGCGGTGGAACTCCGGGCATTCCTCCACCGTCATGATCTTGGTCGCGCCCTGCTGAGTCACCACCGCATGGCGCAAATTCAAGTCGCGCACAAAGGCGGGCATCTCATCATCCGGTTCTGGCGGGCGAGGCGGCGGCGACTGCTCGGCCAGCCCCGCTTTCAGCGCGCCGACTGACACGCCGGCCTTTTTCGCCAGCCGCTTCGCCAGCAGTTCGCGGGAGGCGGGCAACAGCCCGGAATGCTCAATCTCCGCGAACAGCACCGAGACCAGTTGCGTAAAATCGTCCTCCGCCTCAATCCGCTTCTCGAATGCCAGCCGCCGCTCGTTCTCGGTCGTAATGTCGGCGGCAGGCGGAGGTGCGGGCGTCGGCGCGCGCGGCCCGGCCAGCGCCTGGCCCTTGGCCGGATTCACCCAGCCCTTCGCCTGCGCCTCCTCAAACACCGTCCGATAGCTGATCTGCGACGGCTTGAACGAATCCCACACCCGCGCGGCGTCCCCCGCGTCGAACTTCTCCGACGTGGCCGACCAGTCCAGCCACAAGCCGCGCCCCGCATCCCCCAATGACTTTAGCGCCAGCCCTAAGCGAATCCAAACCTCCCGCTCATCCGCCCGCAAGAACAGCAGCGCCGACCGCAACTCTTTGACCGTCTGTTCGTTCAACGCCACGCCGGGCGCGGCGTTCGCGCTGGTCCTGGGCGAGGCCTGCGCCCCGCCCGCCGCCCGCTTCTCCGCCTCGGTCAATGGGGCGAACAGCCGGGCCACTTCCAAGCGTGGCAACGGTGGCCCGCCGTCATTCGCCACGATTCGCACCCGCCAGGGCTGATCCGGGTTTTTCAGATGGTAAAACCCCGCCAGCCGCAACACCCGTGCCGGGTCTTTCGCATTCGGGTCTGAGCCGTGGCGAACCACCACCGCCTCTTGTGCCATGCGGAATTCGTCAATCGAAATCCCTTCCACCAAGATATAGCGGTGAAACTTGCGGGGCGAGGATTCAACAATAAAATGCGGATCGCAGGGCAAAGGCTTGCCGTCGCCGTCGTCTTCTTGAAATAAGGCCCGGATGCGTTTGATATTCTCATTCCGACGCCCTTTCCCGTCCGTGGCATTGACCGTGACATACACCCCCGCCCCGCGCTGGTTAAACCGCGTCAACGCGGCGGCGCATTGCTCCAAGGTTCCAGTGAAAATATGCGCCAGCGGGTCTTTGTATTGATGCCCTCTCACTCTGGCCTGTTCCATTTCCAGCTTTTTCCGTACCTTGTCATCGTCAAAGGTCTGGAACGTGAAACCCTCCGCGTCCTCGTCCAGCATCGTCAAATGGCATTGCGCCTCGACGAGGTCGGGGATGATGGAATAAAGTTCCTCTGCCGCCGCCGTCATGGCCTTATCGCTCCATGTCCGGTTTTGTCGGGCGAAATATGTGTTTCGTCTTTAATCTTCACGTCTACCTCCAAGCTTCACTTATTATTTTTTGATTCAAACCTAGCCACCACACAATTCCGCAGCGTCCCCGCCGCGTCGGGGCCATGTTTGAAGTCGTAGTCGCACAGCGCCAAGAAGCGAGTGCCGGGCGGTCGAGTCTGAAACCTGTTCCTACAGGTTTCAGCTCCCGCCTAGGCACAACCATTGCCCTGCGGGCGGCCCGCGCCGTCCTGCGTCCGCCAAGGGACGATACTTCGCTAC